CGGAAGACAGCGAAGGCGACGCAGAGCACCCGGTGATCTTCTGGGAAAAGATACTCCGCCAGGCCGCCATGCTACTGCTCAAGAACCCCGCAGACAAAGATGTCGCTGGCACATGCCGCTCCATAGCGGCCATGGCTACTGCGGCGATGCGTACAGCTAAGTACATCCCAGCGCCCGCACAGGACGTCTCTGACGGTGCGTCGGTAAGTGGCGACATAGGCAACTTATCGGAAGATGACCTGGAGAAGCTTCTTGGAACTACCAATTCGGCCGGTTCGTCCGACTGACCACCACTACATCATAAAGAGCTGGGTCATGTCTTTACGTGGCCAGTTCCCGTTCAGCAAGATGTCTGCTGACGCTATTTGTAAGTACAGCCGAAGAGTGGAGGCCCTTCTTGACACAGCGATTACCATCGTTGCCTGCGACCCGATCAACCCAGACGTCGTCTATGGATTTGCCTGCGGAGAGGCAGGAAGATACCTCGGAGTGGAATCGCCTACGCTGCATTATGTGTGGGTCAGAAAAAATGTCAGAGATGAACATGGAAACATTATCGGGAGCCTCAGGCGCAGGGGGATTGGAACTTCCCTTGTGCATACATTGTTCCCGAATGGCGAATCGTTAATCTACACCCACATAACAAAGGTGATACACCATGCAAAGCTGGAAAAAAAGTGGAACCTCTGCAAGTTTGACCCCTATTTCGTCGAAGGAGCCCTCTACGCCAAAGCCCGAAATCTTGACAAAAGGGCCATACAAAGGAATAGCGGAGGCGTCGTCAGCCCTGTTTACCCAGGGGGCGATGGACCCCCCCGCCCTGATGATTCGCAAGGGCAACAAGGGGATAATTAGGATTATCGTAACAGAGGGTCCGTTCCTGGAGGTGCACAAGGAGGGCGAGGGAGTTGTTCTAGTACCGACCAGCAACGTGAGACATTTGTGCCTAGGGTAAAGAGGGCTACCATTGCGGCGGAAATCCTCCGCAGGAGGGCCATTGCAGATGCTTGCTTTCCGAAGCAGAGGGAGCCGGTTGACGGGTGTCTCGTCCGTGGAGAGCGACAGGTTGCGATCCTCACGTCACGCCGTGGCGGTAAGACACAGTCGACCCTTCGCACCGTCTGCAAGGATGCTGCGGAGCACCCTGGTGGCAAGTACGCATATATTGGTCTTAGTAGAGTCACCGCGGAGAATATTGTCTGGACGGAGCTAGAGGATATCAACGATCAGCACAACATAGGCCTTGACATGCAGGGGTACAGGCTGAGGGCTAACTTCCCCAACAAGGCGCAGCTGACGCTCTACGGCGCAGACCAGCCAGGCTGGCTCAAAAAGTTTAAGGGCGCCAAGTACCGCGGTGTGGTAATCGACGAAGCCGGAGAGTTCGACATCGACCTACATGATTTCATCTACAGGGTAATTAGGCCCTGCCTGTCTGACCAGCGCGGCTTTCTGATGCTTATCGGCACTCCTGGGATCATTACGAATGGGTACTGGTGGGCGATCACACGCCCAGACGACGAAAACCGGGCCAAGGGCTGGAACCTGTATAACTGGCACACGTTCGACAACCCGTTCATGAAGGAGCAGTTTGAGGAGGACATAGCGGGGCTCAAGGAGATATTCGGCGATGGCCTTGAGGAACTGCCCTGGTTCAGGCGTGAGTGGCTCGGAGAGTGGTGTACCGATACCTCCAACAACGTCTACAAGTACTCCCCTGACCGGAACAACGTCAAGGAGTGGGAGCGGGAGGTTGACGATACGTACATCCTGGCGGTGGACCCCGGCTACAAGGACGCAGCGGGGTTCGTCGTAGGGGTCTACAATAAGCGCAAGAATGACAAACTTGTCTTCATCGACTGCCACAGGGAGGTTGGTATGCAGATGGAGGATATGGCCAATAAGGTTATGGAGCTCAAGAAGAAGTACGACATCAAGCAAATAATAGGCGACCCGGACTCCGCCCACTTCCTAGCGATGATGCGGGAGGTCTACCACACCCCCATCAGCGACGCCAAGAAGATAAAGAAGCAAGAGAATGTTGAATACATGAACAACTCGTTAGTTGCCGGAAGGGTTCAGTTTCTTATGCCAAGCTGCATAGAATACGGCAAGGAGATACTGGAGCTCAAGAAGAAGTTCCTGAAGGCCGACGAGCGCACAGAGGGTGGAGTAACACTGGGGGAGTGGAAAGAGCACCCTAAGCAGCCCAACGATCTGTGCGACTGTGGCCTATACATCCATAGAGAGGCACTACACCACTTACACACAGAGCCCGCTCCAACGGTGGAGCATGGCTCATCTGAATACTATGAACAGCTTGAGGATAAACTGCAGCAGCAGGCTACCGGAAGGCTAAGAGGAGACGAACGATGGTGGCGCAGTCTTTAGATACCCTAACAGACCATTACAAATTCTGGTGGCGTGAGGAAGAGAAGGAGCGGCATACCAAGATTGTTCAGCTAGTTGATCGCATTGTCAATGAGCAGGACTATGTCAGAATTGCCAACCTGGAGCACCTCAGGTCCTACTCCAAGCGAAACTACTACGAGGACTCCTACAACAACATCGTACCCGCAGGTCCATCGCCCTACATTGGCGTCAACGCCACGCGCTCCGCCGTCGATACCATTGTGGCAAAGGTGACACAGCAGGACCCGCGTCCGCACTTCAAGACAGAGGGCGGAAACTGGAACCAGCGCAGGCGAGCCAGAAAGCTCCAAAAGTTCATCGACGGCCTGTTCTACCATGAGGACTTCTACAAGAAGGCCAGACGGGCCTTCAAGGACGCAGCCATCTTTGGCACGGGCTTTCTAAAGCCCCGCTTTGAGGGCGGCAAGATATGCTGGGAGCGCGTATGGCCCGGCTCGGTCATCGTAGACGAGGCCTCCTCCATGAACGGCGACACCAAGTCAATGTTCCAGGTTGAGAACATCCCGATTGAGACCTTATTGGCCAACTTCCCGAAGCACGCAGATGAAATATCTGGCGCCAACCTGGCGTACAAGACGACTCGCACCGGGATGGTCACAACGATCGTCAGAGTCTACGAGGCATGGCATTTGCCGGATATCCATGGAGCCGGTGGTCGTCACACAATTTGTATCGACGGCTACACCCTGCTGGACGAGGAGTACAAGCATGACTTCGAACCACTGGTTAAGTTTACCTGGACTGACTCTCTTGCTGGCTATTACGGGCATGGCGCGGTCGAAGACGTGGCGTCCTTGCAGGAGGAGATGGATTACATCATGCGTCGCATACAGGTTGCCACGCATAACGGGGCCAATGTTTGGCTGCTGAAGCCCATGGGGACGGAGATTCCCAACAGCCAGCTAACCAACAAGATGTGCTCCATTATTGAGTACTCTGGCGGAGAGCCTCCGCAGTTTTACAACAGCCAGATTATGAATCAGCAGGTCTTTGACCATGTGAAGTGGCTAAATGAGCTTATCTACAACGTCACTGGTGTCTCTGCTATGTCTGCTACATCGCAGAAGCCGAAGGGTATTGAGTCTGGCAAGGCTCTGCAAACGATGCTGGACGTTGAGTCGCAGCGCTTCGCAGAGGTCCAGAAGGAGTATGAGAACTTCATCATCAAATGCACCAAGGTCTGCATGTCCATCGGCCGCAGCAACTTCCAGGGTGGCAAGACGGACTACCAGGTCAGGACAGAAAACGGCAAGTTTACTGAGACCATCAAATGGAGCGAAGTGAACATGTCTGAGGACGAGTACGTCCTAAAGGTATGGCCGACCAACATGCTACCCCAGTCGCCCTCTGGTCGTATGGAGTGGGTGGAGCGCATGATGCAAGCCGGCCTCATTGACAGCCTCACTGGCATGATGCTGCTGGACTTCCCAGACGTAGAGGCTCAGCAGAATCTGCTGTTCTCGGCTGTGAAGCAGGCCCTCTGGATTGTAGACCGCGTCCTCTACGAAGACGACGACGTCGACCCCAAGGAGTGGTACGACCTGCAGCGATGTATCAAATACATGCAGATGGGCATGTCAAATGTAGAGATGGAGGGTGCCCCGGAAGAGGTCATGGACCGCGGTATGGACTTCATCGCCAGCTGCGAAGAGCTCCTGACACCCCCAGCACCACCTCCGATGGACCCGATGGGCATGGCGCCGCCAGACCCCATGATGGGGCTGCCGCCTGAGGGCATGCCGCCTGAAGGCGCAGCACCACCGGCAGGACCCGGAGCACAAGCTATGATGCCGCCTCCAGGCGGTCAACTTCCTCAGTAAGGAGACAAGATGGATGAACTAGAAGGTAAGACACCTGCAGAAATAGCCGCCATGCCCCCGGTAGAGGTAGCCAAAGAACCCACACCCGCAGAGATAGCCATGGAGGGCCTTAAGCCGCCCCAGGAGGCGTCGGAGGCTTCGGAGGCTACCCCACCCCCAGAAACGCCCCAGGACGCCTTAGAGAGCCCGGAAGAGGCCCTAAAGGACGTCAAAGAGACAGAGCCTAGGTACAACACGCAGCTCCAGGCGCTCATGGCCAAGGCGCGTGAGTCACGGGAGAAGCAGGTATCCAACCAGCAGTACGAGGAGCAGCGCCAATACCTTGAAAAGATTGAGATGGCGAAGCAGCTGGGGCCGGATGCCGCCCTGAAGGCCCTGGGTATTGAGCGCCAGAAGATCGATATTGCTAAGCTTTTGAATCCAGAGCAACATGACGAAGAGCCGAAGTCGGTGCGGGAGCTGAAGGAGCAGGTCGCCCAGATTAATCAATACATTGAGGACCTTAGGCAGAGCGGCGAGGCAGAGCGGCAGAGGCTGAAGCAGGAGCAGAGCGTACAGTGGGAGAAGAACGAGCTGGCTCAAATCTCACAGTTTATTGATAGCAGTAAGGATAAATATGAGTACGTTGAGGCAGCAAAAGGCATCGGAAGTGATAAAGATATTTACAATGGACTCATTTCGATGTATAATCAAGGTTACAGTCCGAGCTATGACGAAATGTCAGACGTGGTAGAGGCAAGAATAGAACAACTCAT